GTTAGGTTAATATAAATTTGTGCAAAATTTGTACAGTAATTACACGATTTGTTTTGCTTTCCGCCTTTGTACAATTGGTAACCAAAAAGACTTAAGTTTGTTCATAATGTTTCTTCCACATTTCAACTCGTTGATCGAAATCAACATCAAGAATAGATAGTGGCAAGTTTGCACGTGAACTGTAGCAAACCTCTTTTAATTGTGAACGTCTCAGCTCATAAACTCCACGTCCATGTCCAAACCACTCGTGAAGAGCTGTTTCAATACATGAAGTCATTTGCTGAATATGTGTGACGCTTCGGGATTTCACATTACAATGGAGAGATTTAAAAATGGACATCTCATCCAAACACCCTATTGTATGTCCAATCTCAAGTATAAATTTTGACTTTCTTTTCAAAAAATCAACATCTTCAATCTTCAGGAATTCTACACTGTCTGTACTTTTGTTAGGCAATGTGATTTTCACTCCATGAAGAGCTAAAAAGCGTTGATAAATCATGAAATTGAAACGTTTCCGGTAGACAGGTTTAATGGACCCAGTGAAATCATCCCCATAAGTTAAAGCAGCACACACTTCTCTGCTGTCGGTCACTTCTGGTAGGGCATGAAAAATTCCTAATCTCAAATAGATTGATCCCACAATGCTATTAACAATCACTGTCATGTTGTTGCCTGACGTATTCATGTTAAAAGCCATCAACAGAACTCCATTGTAATCCACAAGTGGATGAATGATATCGAAGATCATCATCCTCATAATATGTAAATCATCAACAGAATATCCTGCTGTTTTGGCTAAATCAATTAAACACCTCCAGGCTGCCAAAGTTACTTGGGCTGACATCCGAACATCATACTTCGAGTAATCCCAGCCCAACACTTCCTTGTCATCATACTTGTAAGCATGTGACATCATTTCCTCCCAATCAGTTGAGAAACTATTTAATCCAACTGCACACTCAGACAAAATAGAATTTTGACACAAAAAACGAGATATTGGTAGAAAATATTTTCGAATAGCTATACTCAGCGCCACTGGTGCTGCTTGAAAAACACGCACCTTGTCTGAAGTAAGCTTTGTTGGTTCATCCTTAAGAGTAGCAGCACATACTGGATATGCTCTCTCTCCTTTTTGCCAACAATTCATCATTCTGTCAAATTCCTTCTGAACTTGCCAATCTGGTATTCGATCCACGAGTTTATGATTTACAACCACATCCTCAAAATGCGATCTCTTTTTTCCATACAATGGGAAACCCATCCCTGTACTCATTGGCAATGGATCCAAAAACTTCTTTCCTTCAACGCCTATAATTGCTTCACTAAAAGTCAGTGGTGCAATAGAAGTTTTTACAATCTCAAGCTTCAATGGTTTAATCCAATCCTCACGTGCTTTTTCAACATTAGAAGGCTTAAACATAGAAGGAGCATCAACCATGTGTTCAAGTGTCGCATTGAATGCTTTCCAATTAGGACTGAATTTAGGAGGCCCCCACTTATTCTCCACACCACAAATTTCTTCAATATGTGGAGAAAGTTCAGACCTAATGACTTCTGATCGTTGTTGTGTTCGCAAACGAGTGCTCCCCAAAACATCAATGAAATCACCAGATTCCAAACTTGCTGCTTTGCAATGTGGATGAATTCGTTCCGTCTCAATAATAACACGTCCATACTGTTCTGGTAGATCTGTTGGTTGAGCAGGAATATGAACTCCAGGCAGTTTCGCCAATCTTTCCAAAGCTGCATTAAGTTTCCCAAGAGTTATGGTCTGACAAACTCCATGACCATGTGTTTCAATCCCTCCTATATGAAAGCCTAATATGTGAGGTTCTGCAGTTTCTGATATTATCAGACCCATACATGAACCCACAATTGACAAAGGAGAGTTATATTCACCTCCAGGGAAACTACGGTAACAATGACCAACTGAAGGTTTAAAATCTACTTCTATACGATCCGTTGTCATTTCAACACCATCTTTCACCAATAATGCACACACACTTTTCCCAGTACATGTTGACTCTGGAAACCATTTTGATCGATCCCGAAAATCAGGACAATTTGGAACAAAGCCATAGCAACAATCTGACACTGGGTCATCATAAGAAACAGTTTCATCCAATATGAATGTGAAGAAACCTCCTGCATTCAATGAACGTGTTACTGTTACTTTCAATGTTGATGACTTTTTACCATTCATGTCAGCTTTATAATACCAGTTGTGTGTTGGAAACATAATGACACCCTTTTTTGGGAAAAACACATTACATCGTGTTCGTGTGCCATCATCTCGAACAAAATCAGCAAAGAAGAGGCTGTTCTTTTTAAATGTTTCAACTGCATGTTTGGAAATTGCTCCAAGATTCTTTGTATTCTTCTTGAAAGTCAATCGTGAAGACGTGAACATTTGAAACCACCCACCACTACTATCTGAATTCATGGTTTGAGGTTTAATGTTCTGAATTCGAGCTTTATTCCACAATTGCATAGCTTTTAAACCACACAACAACAGTGCAATCGCACAAGCTCCCTGAATCACAGGAGAATCTCGAATTTCTTTTACAGACACAGGCAATGCATCACGTCTTTGTTGATACTCATCGACATAATGTCTCTGACGCTCAATGTAATATGCATGTCCAAGTACCAAAGTGGCCATAGTTCCAGGAACTACAATCAAAGCTTCCAGTAGAGGAGTGTTACCTCTGCTGTATCTATATGATCCTCGTAGTCCTAATATACCAAGGCCCCAAAGAGTAAACTTAAAATGTCTAGTAAAGTCACGCATGGCTGCAACTTTCCTCCATCTCTCACGCAATCTTGATGCGAATTGTGTTTCTGCTATCCAATTTGGCATTAGTTGAACAACTGCTGGTGTAAAATGGTTATCTAAAATGTGTTGAACCTCACCCTGCAATGCTCTAGTTGTCATAGATCGAATAGGTCTAAACCCACACAGGGAATCTAACCAATTCAAAGGTGTGTATTGTGATAAAAACCACTTCTTCACACCAGAAGTAACTGCATTCACTGCAATCTTAGATAACCAGGGCAAATCGTCGGAATGAGGTCTGATATTCCCAAACTTAACATCATAAAAAATTTTCCGCAAAACATCATCGTTCAACAAATTAGGACCATGCGATGTTGCTGTCAGCAAATAATCCAATTTCCACATTTGGAAAATATGTTCTTGAAAAGTTTCATCACACAGTTCTACAAGATCTCTATCATCCATCATAAGCATCTCATCAGTAATATGTTCATCTTTGAACCCATGAATGTAGTGTTGCATAATAGCTAGCACTTCATTGCACCTTAGTTCATAATAATAATCAAACTCCTGATCAATACTTCGTGAATGAGGAACTATGGGAATCAAAGATGTCGAGATATCAGCAACTGGTGTAGAATTTTTCATAGCCCACAAGAGGCTTTCGTACACTCTACCTGCATTATGATCGAAGAAATATTCTCTGTAAACGCTCTCAAGTTTTCCGACAGCTTCCTCAAGTCGATCAACATCAGCCTCAAAAAATGTTTCCAATTCTGCAAAATCTTTCCAATACTGTCTTTCAGATGCTAACCATTCTTGAAAAATAGAGTTTTGAAATTTAGGTCCACAATATACTATAAGTGCATCATTATCCATGTCATTCAACATCTTTTGTGATATGTGTCGAGGTTCAAAACCTACTAAGCGATCTTTGATCAAATCATAAATCTCTTGTTTCCGTCCCTCCAATTTCTCTTCCAATGTTGGTTCTGGATCTGACCACAAATTTTCATCCTTATTTTCCACAACGATAGTTTCCTTCTCTTCTTGTATTGCCTCTAGTGTTTGTGGTTTACACTCACTTGGACAATCACATATCGTCTCAGGTCTCTTGCATCTCTTACAAAACCCCAACTTGTTAAAATTTCGGGCTCGTTCGAGTACATTTGTTTGTGATTTAAGATGTCTCTCGGATAGAAGCACTACAATGTCAAGATAGGTTTTGAGATCTAAATCTTTACACACTACAGGTTTTCCTCTAAGATTCACTGTCATAATCTTCCACCTGTATGAACCAACTTTTGCATTAGGACTAGATGATTCTATTGGAACACATTCTTGCATAGTAAGTTTCCAAACATTTTTACACAATCCTTCTGGTCCCCCTTGCAATTCAGGATGTGAAGTGTCAAGACACAAAGATCCTGGCATACGATACTCATCCATCACAGATACTCGAGTGTGATAAAACCTCCTCAAAGCTGACTCTGGACAATTACTAAAATAACGAACTCCATAATCTTCCAAATTTGATGTGATGACACCACATTTGAACGCTATAAAAACAACTCCTTTAGCATTCAACTCAGCTTTAACAGCCTGAGCAGAAACATTGTTGAAAAATTTGATAATGACATCTGTTGGAGAAGTTTCTGTAAACTCTGCTTTTCCATTTCCAAGATCGTCCATATAGACTCCCATGATATCTGATGTATAGGTAGAATCATATTTGTCGAACATATCTTTGGTCATACATCCTTTCTCGCTTGAGTCAAAATCCATTGCGTTCAAACTTGTTCTCATAGTCAATAAAGACAATGTAGACTTCCCAACACCAGTTGGTCCTGTAAGACCCCATCCAATAGGAGCAAACCTCAACTGAGTGTTACGATGCTTGGCTCGGATTTGAAATTGCAAATTGACCAGTTGTGAATATCGTGATTGAAGCCAAATAGCTGTGGGGCCATCTGATTTCAATGCTTTCATTTCACAAACCATTCGAAGGGTATGTTCGAGTTTTCGTTCAAACTCATGCAAATCATCAACATTTCCAGCAATGGCTTGATCACCATTAGCTAACAAATAATCACACTCAGTATTGAATTCTTGCATTTTTTGATCAGCATACAATATAGGTCGCAACGACCTCTCCTGAATACACCGATAACCTGTCTCTGCAATCCACACAAATGTTTTGACAGTTGCATCCATAACATCAACCGCAGCCAATTGTTCTTTTGCTGCTTCCAAAGAAATAAGTTTTAGTCCAAATGGACTCCACTCAATAGCTTTGATAGAACAAACAGACATAGACATAGCTGATGTAATCAAAAATGAAACTTTCTTGTACATATGATGATTTTTGAACAATTCCCATCCATCCAAAACATTTTTCCCATTCCATTCCCAGCCGTGGGGTTTAATTTTCTTTTCCTCCTCATCAGATTCCTTGAATGTGTCATGATAACACTTAAGAAATTCACTCACTGTTTTCAACACACTTTTACAATGATGCATTTTAATATATGCTATTACTGCAACCAACACATCACAAATGCTTGTAGCACGTGATAATTGATATCCCAACAAAACGACATTTTCAAAATAATGCAAATAGTCTGCAAAAGATGGATCTTGAAAGATCAAATCTGTAGACTTGAAATTATTTATCAACTCAATAAGCTCTTCTTCATCAGGAGCCTGGGTTGATGCATCTTGTGAATGTGGTTTATAATTTCTGTTTTTGTTTTTCAAGGTTCTTTTCCTAGCTTCTTTTTGGTTATAACGTTTTTTAGACTGTTTCTTTTGGTTTTTAGGCCATATAGAAATGTCCTCGTTCAACGTCAATTTGTCCAATATATGTCCAGCATTTTCAATGGCGAGATTAAATTTCCTTATCTGCTTTGAAATTCTCTCTCTATGTTTTGTCTCAACTACAGTCCAAGACTCATGTTGAGGAATAGATTCCTGCTTTAGATTAGCAGTAAATGACGTACCAATTGTCAAATCTCTTCCCTCTCTCACTTCCGAATTGTCATCCACGGACTGTGAGAAAGAGGCATAGTTGGAATTTTCAGACGTGCGCATCATATTTATGTTGCGCGCGACTGAAAATTTCCAACAGTGTTTGGCACTGCTGAAAATTTTCAGGGAATTTCCCCCTAATCTTGGCTACCTGTGGACACACTCTGCAGGGTCGGTAGTTATAACTAAATCGCAAGGTCTCAAATCAGTGTGCTAAACTGATAGAGGCGATAAAAAAGTGTAGTAGGCTAGGCTGTGAGCATGTTCATATTTAATATTTCAATGATATGTTTTCCCAACAATGGAAAATCAAAGGTAAATAAGGTCCTAAAACACTAACAGCTACAGTCGGTTCGGGGTAATCCCTTGACCTTCATCTATCTAGAGCTTCTAGGGGGTGGAGATTTTACTCCGTGATCCACTTTGTTCATAAGCTGAACTGGGGTGGACCTCCATCGCGCTGGACCATCTTTTCACTGGGGGAATATATTTTCCAGTGTCGGAGCTAGAAAACTCTACCGAAAACATCTAAAAGATGTGATACATTATCCCTAAAATCCTGGGAGCTAGACTTTGGCAAAAATATGCCAGGGTTGTATTTGTCTTCCTAACAACTTGCTGTCCTAATAAAAGGGCAGATTGTTAGACAACGATTCTCATACCTAGTATGATTACGTTCGTTTTGATCTCAATTCACTCAGAATTGAGCCCATCAAATACTGAAAGGGTTTATAACTTAACTAAAAGTTCTTCCATGATAATTACAAGTCATGGGTACAGGGGTGGTTGTACATTATGAAACTATTCAGATGTCAAATTAATGACACAAAAATAATTAACACAATTATACACCAACTACTCGCACGTCCAAAAAGGACGTACGAG